GATATTAGATGTAAGAAATTATTTAATGTATTTGAGACTATGGTAAAAAAGAACTGTTTTACTGATGTATATAAAAAAGATTTAGAACCTAAGCATTCCGAGTAGGTGGCGGTAGGTCAGAGGTAGAGGGAAGCTTCGTTGAGTGGACTTCTAGGGTAACATCCCCTTCAATGACTCTGAGGTAGGAATGTTATGTGCGAGAGTTGCGGTGTAATCCTAAAGGGATTCTGCATACACAAGAATGGTGATGACGATTCGTGAGAAGTTCGCAGACCTAAGATTCTTGGTATCGAAGTACAAGGACAATCGCATGGTTCTTTTTCATTAAGTAAAGTTTAAAATTTTATGTAGGAAATTTATGACATATGAACCATTACCAGATTATTTGACAATTAAAAAATCTCCTATTGCTGGATTGGGATTGTATGCTATAAAGCCAATTAAGGAAGGTACTTATATTGGCATGACTCATATTGCTTATATTAAAGCAGAACATGGTGTGGTTCGTACTCCTTTAGGTGGATTTGGTAATCATTCTGACACTCCAAATTGTTTTAAGGTACACAAAATGGAGCATATGGCTTCTACTTGGTGGCTAGTTGCAGAACGAGATATAAAAGCAGGTGAAGAGATCACTTGGAAATATACTTTTTATAATGTAAATGAAGAATAACAATGGCTAGAAAGAAAACAGCAGTGGAACGAAAACCACTCAAGATTAAGAAGACGCGGAAACTCTCTGAGGAACATAAAGATAAATTACGAGATCGACTTGCTAAAATGAGGGAGAAGAAGAAACCGGCTGAGTATAAGAACATTGCTAAATCAGTTCTTGCTCTTCCAGATGATGATACCTATTCTTTTAAAAATATTAGAGAGTGGATCAAGGAAAACAAACTTCAAGTTTCTGCTCTTGGTCAACAGGCAAGAAGTACGAGTACTGAATCTAAAGAGAAACGAAAAGCATTAAACTTGGCTGATTCTAAAAAGGCATACATTCGATATTGTGAACATTATTTGAAACATGGAGATTGGATTGGAATATTCTCTGGAGCGAGCGAGGAACACAAAGTAGTTCCAAGATGTGTTGCGATGGCATATTACCCTGACGGGACTCCTAAGAGGTCTGTTGGGGTGTTTTATCCAGATATTAATGCAGTATGGTCAAAAGGAATGGATGAAAGTGAGTTTTCTCACCTAAGAGATGATTTTTACAGTTCTAAAGTTTTGAAGGATAGAGTTGCAATTACAGACAAACAATTTACATCTGATGCTTGACAAACTAAATAATTGTGATATACTTATATAATACTGCCAGGCTAATCATGGTGTCACACCTCTCCATCTAGTCTTTTAGCTAGGTACATTGTGACTGTATCTCATACCATGAAAAATGATGTGGTTTTGCCGAAGTTGTCTGGCAGTATTTTTTATTAAAAGAGAATATAAATGGAAGACGAAATACTTAAAAAAGCAATAGAAACTATTGAGAAATTTGGCCACGCCTTTGGATCAAGAACTGAAGGATCACATAACGTTGCAGAATATAAAATGATGATTACTGCTGATGATGGTACATCATTTATTTTTGAAATGGAATATGATGAAGAAGGAGAACTTGACTCTAAATTTATGGTACTTCAAGAAGATGAAGATGGTAATCCTGTACCAGTTTCTTTAGATCAAGAAGATTCAGATGAAATTCCGAATATGTTATTAAATTGATTGGAAATTAAATTATGTCTTTGAATGTAATGTTTGATGAAAAAGATTTGCAGACCACAGAAGAAGTTCCAACCGGAAAGGCATTGGGTGGTACAGAATTAATGCAAATGTGGTTGCATGATAGATTAGACCCAGAACTAGTAAATTATTTTCAGTGGATTGCTTCTAGAAAAAGAAAGCTAGAAGATAAACCTCGGCTGTTTTGGGTTCATGATTTAGCACAAGATCCAGAAGTACAATTTCTTAAAGGTAAGCCTGAAGAAGGGATGGGACTTTTTGAAAAGATCATCTTTGTGTCTCATTGGCAGCAATATCAATACGCTGTTTATTTGGGTATTCCATATGATCATGGTGTAGTAGTTCAGCACGCAATAGAACCAATTCCAATCCACGAAAAACCAAACGACAAAATTAGTTGCATTTATATTTCAACTCCTCATCGTGGATTGGAAATACTTTTAGATGCTTGGGAATTGATGAAAAAAGAATATCAATCTGAAGCAGTAGATGCTGCTGAATTGAATGTCTTTTCTAGTTTTAAAATTTATGATCGCCCACATATGGATGAACAATATCGTCATGTGTATAAAAAAGCGGAAGATATGAATAGTGTAAATTATAATGGAACAGTATCCAATGAGGTGATCAGAGAAGAATTGCAAAGAAATCATATTTTTGCTTATCCATCAACTTATATTGAGACCGCTTGTATTTGTGCGATTGAAGCAATGAGTGCTGGTTGTTTGTGTGTGGTTCCGAATTTGGGAGCAATACCAGAGACTTGTGCCAACTTTGCTTGGTTATATGGATATGAACCAGATCCAGGCAGACATATTAAAGTTCATGCTACAATACTTGCAAAGGCGATTAATAGTTATTGGAAAGATGAAACTCAAGGACTTTTAAAAATGCAGAAACAATATTATGACGTATTTTATTCATGGAATCTAAGAATAAATCAATGGACACAATTGCTGAAAGCAATGAAATCTGGAATTGAAGAAAGAAATAAGGAAAAATGATACTACTTGACTTTTCTCAGACCGTAATTGGATCATATATGGGTGTTGCTCGTGGTGCTTCAGAAGTTGATGAAGATCTGCTTCGGCACTTAGTTCTTAGTACAATCAAATCATTTCGCATTAAATTTCATGAGGAATATGGAGAAATGGTTGTTTGTGCTGATTCTCCACGAAATTGGAGGCGAGAAATTTTTCCTCAGTATAAAGCAAATAGAAAGACCAAAAGAGAAGATGATCATACAAATTGGCAACATCTCTTTGATTGTTTGAATACAATAAGGAATGAAATTCGAGATAATTTTCCCTATAAGGTAATACATATAGATACTGCTGAGGCCGATGATATTATTGGTGTATTAGTTAAGAAATATACAGAAGAACCTATATTGATTTTATCAAGTGATAAAGATTTTATTCAGTTACAGAAATATCCTCATGTAACTCAATATTCACCTTTGCAGAAGAAATATATAAAAGGTGATCCTAAGTTTTCTCTTTATGAGAAAATAATTAAGGGAGATTCGGGTGATGGTGTTCCGAACATTCTTTCTCCTGACATTGTGTTTGTGACAGAAGAAATGAGACAAAAACCATTAACTAAGAAAAAATTAGATGCTTGGTATGGTGTAGATCCTAAAGATTATTGTAATGAAGATATGTTGAGAAATTGGCATAGAAATTCAGCGATGGTGGATTTAGATCAAATTCCAAGTTCTATTTGTATAAATATACTCAATGACTTTGAAAAACAATCATTCGGTGATCGAAGTAAATTGTTGAGTTATTTTATTAAGCATAGGCTTAAAGATTTAACAGAAAATATTCAAGAGTTTTAATTATGGCACTAAGTTTACCTACTATCTTCGCCGATATTGCAAAGGCAAAAAACAAAGAAGAAAAAAAGAAAGTATTACTAGAAAACGATTCTGTAGCACTCAAGTCTTTACTTGGTGCTGCATTTGACCCCAATATAAAATTTTTACTTCCTCCGGGAGCTCCACCATATAGAGATTATCAGGGAGATACCAATGAACCCAATCCAACCTATTTGTATTCACAAATAAGGAAACTCTACCTTTTTATAGAAGGTGGACGGGAAGATCTCAATCAGGTAAAACGGGAGCAAATATTCATCACAATGTTAGAAGCAATACATCCTAGAGAAGCAGAATTACTCCTTCAGGTCAAGGAGAAAAAAATTAAATGTAAAGGATTGACATATAATTTAGTAAAAGACACTTTTCCAGATTTATTAAATTAAAATGGCAGCTATACCTACATTAGAAAATAGAATAGTAAATATCAAGCAAACCACAGCAGACGGAGTTGTATCGATACAAGAGGCTGAATTGAGGCATATTGATGTTCATAGGGATGAAAATTCTACCCCTATTAGGATTAAAGTTGTTTTAGCTAAAGCTTGGGGTGTACAATTGAATATGCCGTGGAATATTAGTAAAGGTAAATTTGCAACTGAAATGGGAGGAATTAGTTGGGAGTCTGATTTTGACTATACAACTTTTATACCCAGCAGTTGGCATGGAACTGGTTCTT